ATTAGTCTGCACGAATTTGAGATCTTAAATCGCCCTCAAATTTTTGTTTTTGCATTGGGTTATCGCCACCAGCAACTTTAGGATATGTTCCTTTTGATTTGTTTAAATCGTTGCCGTCGTGTGTTGAAAATGATGCATCTTTAGTTTCTGGCTCTGAACTTCCAACTGAATTACCAAATGCCTCATCTTCTTTATCTTCGTCGTCGTCTTTTTCTTCTTTGTCGTCCATTTCTTCTGGTTCAGGTTTTTCGCCTTCTGGACCTTCATGTTCAGGACTACCGTCTGGGCCGGGACCTTCTTTTTCTTTATCACCGTCAATATCGATATCGATAACTTTTGGTTCGTCACCACCGCCGCCAAGGCCAGGTAATCCCGGAGGATTCATTTTGTCATCACCTGGTTTATCAAAGTCAGGTAACATTTTTAGTGGGGGTAATTCTGGTTTAATGCTAGCGATAGAAGGACCTGGAGGTGTTAAAGATGGTAAAGTTGGATCTGATTTAATTGTATCAGGATTGACTTTAGTAATTAACTTTAATAAGTCCTCAATATTATCCATGCCTTGAGCATTTAGGTTAACACTCATGCTTGGAGGTGTCGTTGGAGGAGTTTGCATTGCTGGAGCAGGCATGTTCATTGGCTCACCGCACTCTTCAACTGGCCTGTCTAATTCTTGCATTTTTGTTAGCAATTCATGAAAATTCATTTTTTATCCTTTGACTGGGTTAGGGTTATCAACTTTACTCATAGGTGAGCTTGCACCCGCCTTGTCTTGTTTAAATTTAGGTAATTTGTATTCGACCTGTGTGCCGTTTTCTTTCTTTCTAGTCTTTGATGTTTTTTCTAGATCTTTTAAAAATCCTTTATTAAAATCATCACCGAAATAATCTTTAACCTTAATCTTGTCGTTTGACAATACTGGTTCTTCTAAAACAGCTTTACCACTTGGCTCAGAGTCAACAAATACTATGTCTGCTTCGTGAGAATCACCGCCGTTTCTAATACGGAAATGGCTCTCCGGTACAAAGTACTTGACATGTTCTGCAATTTCTGGTGCAGTAATAGGATATTCACAAACAACTTCAAATGTATGAACTTCCACATTACTTAATTCTGGAAAATCAATGGGTGATGCTTGTATAGGAGTTTTTGATTTTTCTACAATAGTAGGATTTGTTGCTCCCAAGCATTCTTTGAAATTTTTCTCAAAATTTTCAGGCAGTTCGCCAGCTACCCTTACTTTAAAAGGGTACGATTTTTTGCTTTCAGCAAGGTATTCTCTAAAAGTCTTCATAACTATATTTATTCCTTTTGACCCAATTTCTTAAGAAGATCGTTGCGGTCTGTAATGATGTAGCCCTGGCCTTGTAACACATCGTTTGGATCTTCGTTATTATCTTTATCAATCTTATACTTCTTAAGTTGAAGATCAATTGCTTTTAATTTTTTATCAATTTTAGCAGTTTTAGCGTTAATAGCATTGCCCATCATGCTTGCTGCTACTTCAAAAATACGGCCGCTGTATCGTACTTCTACATTCATGCCCAAATCCATTAAATCGTCGTAGGCATCTTCTGCTTTCTTTGCTAGATTGTCAAGTTCTTTATCGTCTAATTCTTCTAACTCTTTGATAACAGGTAACCCTTTGGTTATTTCTGCTACTGCTTTATAGCTATCTTCAAGAGAATTAACTTGTTCGTGCGAAACAACAGGAGCAGATTCTTCTGTTTTTTTCTCTGGTTCGGCAGAGTCTAAATTAAAAAGTTCTTCAAGTTTTTTGGTCATATATTACTTATCTACGTTTTTTACCTTGATGAAAAATATCGCCTTCGTTTACAATACGAAATCTTACACCTTGCTGTTTACACCACTTACTAGCAGCTTCCCATTTGGCCATATTTTTTACATATTGTTCCTGGTTATAAAGACTTTTTCCAACACTTTCTAATTTAGTTTGACTTTCCGGTTTTACTTCTACAACTTCTGCATGTTTATTTCCGTTCTTATCAACATAGACAATAAAAAAATCTGGGACATACACGGTATATTTTCCTGTTAAAGGATCTCGATAAGGTATTTGTATACTTTCGCTAGCCCAATTTTGAACGCCCTGATGTTCATCAAGCATTCTCATAAAAATAAATTCCCAGCTACTACGAGCTAACGGTGTTTTTTTCCCAACGTATTTGTCGGGATTTTTCATCTCAAACCTTCCTGATGCAAATTTAGGCATTACGGTGATATATTTCTAAGAATTTCGGCTTTACTAATAGATAATGATCTATAGCCTAGTGTAGATGTTGATCGTCTATTATTATTCAATATTTCGCTTACGACAGCACTTAGCTCAACACCATCAAAAGTTTTTAATGTATCTAATAATTTAAAAACAGAAACTCCATCTATTTTAGCTTGGTTTAATAATGTGTATGCTGTGGCGGTGCCCGCTTGGCCAGAAAATCCTTTTGACTCAAAAAAACCAATTGCTGCTGATACTTCGTTTGCAGAAAATTCTAAAGGACTGATTCCATACTGATCAAAAAATAATTTAGTAGCTTCTGCGCTATCTTCGATTATAGGTGCTGGTAGATTAGTTGACATTATACTATGTTATCCCCGCCGGCCATTATTTTAGGGCTTGCTATTGTGGTATCTGTATTGTTTGAATTCTTTGGAAATGTTGCTCCAACAATACCGCCAACGGTATTGATTGCTCCACGAATTGTTGCAGGACTACTTAAAATATTAATTGCTTCTTGTTTAAGTCCGTCTTTACTTAAACCTTTGATATTTTTAACGGTATTTGCAGCAGCAATGGCAGTTCCTAAGAAGCCGCCGATACTACCAAATGCAGTACCATCACCTACAGCACCAAACACTGATTCAAGACCGTCTAGAACACCTCCAGGTCCTGTTAATGTTGCAACACCTCCACCGGCAACACTTAATGGACTTGGTGTGGTATCGTAGTGTAATGTAGCGAATCCCTTAGGACTTCCAATGGCTACTTGTCCTGAACTATATCTAACAGATTCATATTGAAAACTCATTGTGTTTTCTAATGCCTCACTGCTTGCCGAGTAATCAACATTACCGTGACTCCAGGATGTTATTTTTGGATTAATATATGTGTATCCGTTAAATCTTCTACGACTCATAGTATACACAGAAATACTTTTAATAAAATCTGGGCCTCTGTTATTGTCAAATCCGTATTGGAAGTTGTCTAATCCTGTCTCAGTCTGTCTATAGTTTGTTTTAGAAAATGCCTGATCAGGAAGATTTCGATCAGCAATATAATATCCCATATACAATGCCCATAGTGCATTGATAATTCCTGCGCTGTCATCGTAGAATGTTAGATTAACAGGATCGTAAGTATAGTTTTTGTAAATTATTTTTTTACGATTATATTGATTTTTAGTAACAGATTCGATTGTGTACTTAGGCAAGTCGGTAGATTTTACTAAGAATCCAATTTCGTCGGCATGTCTATTTGTAAATTGAGGTGCTTTAATTGCAGTCTTATCTAATTCAAATCGAACATAAAATAAGAACTTGGTTCTCGGAGCCAACCTCATTGTATCGTCTATATACAGACGAGTTGCGTGTTGCCAATTCCCCCAAACACCTTTTGGATTTGTTAGACCTTGACCGACACCTGTAAGGAAACGAGTAAATTTATTTGCCATACAAATATTTATGCCACAAAAAAACCCGGAATATTTCCGGGCTCTTTTGACTCAAATGAGTTATTATTGTGCGCCTGAACGTCCAGTAACAGCTTCGCCAATTGTACGACCAACAACTGCGCCAATACCACGATCTGTTCCGGAGCCGTTTGCTCCTGCAAACTGAATTGCGTTATCGAAACGAATTGTTAATGCCACGGTAGCATGTTCGTTAGTACCGTAGGCTAACTCGCCGTAGTCTGCATTTTGAACAAAGCAACCATACATTTCAAATTTTTCAAGAACGTTTGCTTCGCTAGCACCGTTACCGCCGTCAAGTACTTCAACGTTAGTTTGGAACTTGTAGTCGATACCAGAACGTGCAGATGCCTGTTCCATAAAGTCAAATTGTTTCTGAATTTGTTGACCAACAAGTTTTTGTACAAAACCAGATGCATCATCACGTAGTGTTAATGTAACGGTTTCGAATGAGTACTTACCTGCTAGGTATACTTTTGAGTTGTAAACATCTAGTGTCATTTCTTCAAAAGATACTTTAGGTCTTGTAACGTCTTGAACCTGCTTAGTTAATTCTACGCTAGATTCAACACCGAAACCAAGTAATGTTACTCTAAAGCGATACTTTAGTTTTGGCATTAGCAACGCTGTGTTGCTGTTTGCACCTGATGGTGGAATAGAAAATCTATTCAGTGATGATAGTGCCATTTTTAAATCTCTCCTGTGTTCTTAACACGCAATGGAATGTAAATGAACTCAACTGCTTTCACTGGTTCAATTGCGATATCAACATAAAGTTCGTTACGATCGATTCTTGATGGTGTGTTATTACTTTCATCACAAACCACCGCAAAGTCGTATAGTGCTCTTAAGCCTACTAATTCAAGCAATAAACTTTCTACTGCGCCTTTAATTTCGTCTCTAGTGATTTTATCATTAGGTTCAAAAATGTATGGACGAGCTAGTTTGTTTAATTGGCTTCTCAGGTATACAACTAAACGTGCTACGTTAATTCTATCTAGTGCAGAAGCATTCTTTGCTCTTGTTTTTTGACCAAATGCTACGTGTCCTACGCCAACAAAGAATGGAATTGGATTAATCTTTAGGTCATAAAGAACATCTCTCATACCTTCGTTTAGGAATACGGTTTGGAATTCTCCTGATACAGAATCAATGTAACCAACTGATGTTGCATTAGTAATACCGCCACGTCTTGTACCTGCTGGTGCAAACCATGGATAAGAAACTTGATCGCTTAGTGCAATTGTCTTAAGCATCATGTGTGTTGCAGGAACAACTGCATTAACACCACTTAAGTCTGTTGTAAATCCATTTGGATACCACATTGCAGAATATTCATCATAAGTTACAACACCTGCATCACCGTTGTCGGTTACTGCGTTTGCGTTTGTACCCCAATTAATAAGTTCTGTTGCGTTGCTCTTTAAGCGGAATGGAGTATCTGCAAGAACAAATGCTGTCATGCCACGATCAATGTTTAGGTTAACTAGGTTGCTGTACACTTCTGAATATCCAGGTGCAGCAATTAAGTTAAAGTTTCTGCGCTCTTCATCGCGGATTTCTGAACTTGTATCAATTACACTCTTAAGTGCTTGAACAACAACTTTACGTTGTGCCTTGCGACCAAATGTACCAGAACCGTCTTCGTTATTACCAGATGCTGTTGTCCAACGATCTGTTACGTATAGTTCCATGCTTACATTGCCCATGCGTCCGTTGTCTGCTGTGACATCGATGTAACTATTTCTATATTGTTTTACGTTACCGCCAGAACGACGTAGGTTCCATAGCAACATGCCTTTTGGATATAGTGCTGGATCTGGAGCGTCAAAGTCTAAGAAGTCACTGCTTAATAAATCAACAATTGTTGATGCTGCAAGAGTTGGACTTACAGATGTGTCGCCGCCGCTAGTTGCCCAACGTGCATCAGCAAATACAATTCCTTCTTCTGAAACTTGATCAGTCTTGTCAACTAAAACCCACTTATCGGTAATACCGCCTTGAATGTCATCATTAAAGCGATAAATTGTTGGGAAGTTTTCCATATCAGCTGTGCTGATCCACAAATCGTTAGTTACAAGAGATGTTACACCGTCTTGTTGTGTTGTTGGCATACTTGCACCTACATACGGACCTGCTGGATCTGTTGAAGCAAATACGTTTTTGTAACCTTTCCATGTAGAACCATTGTGAACCATGATGTCAACATCGCTATAAACGTTGTTAAACCATAATTGGCCGTCTTCTGCTTCATTTAATGGAGCATCGCCACTTGCTGTAAATCCAGCAGTTGCTAGTGGTTGCCAGTAAGTTGCTAGATAACCGTCAGCTGCGCCAGGTGCTGCTGAGCTTAAATCTAACACATAAGCAGATGCACTGAATAATGTTGCAAATGCTGTGCTTGATGTATCTTTAAATCTAATTTCGCCGCCAGCTTTGTGTTTGATTACTAACTGGTTGTCTGCTGAAACACTTGCTTCAACATTGTTTGTAATTTCAACTAAGCCAGTTGAGTCATAAAATGTTAATGCGTTAATTGCTGCTGCAATTGTTTCTGCATCAGTGCTGTCGCCTGCTGCTGTAAATGTAACGGTAGCTGCTGTACTTAGAGCTGCATCACCTACAACAGATTGTTTAATTGTAAATGTCTTAGCACCACTTAGTGTTCCATTAGTAATTACTTTAGAAGTAATTGTTGTTGCACCTTTAACAGCACGTCTCCAAATTTTAAATTTAGAAGTTTCTAATGTAGTGTCAGTTGACGGAGTACCGTTTGGTGTTGAATAACTAAATTCTTCGTCGCTGTTAAATTGAACAAATAAAGAATCTTTGTCAATTGCTAAACCGCCATTTGAGCGATCTAAATAATAATCTGCGGAATGTGTTGTTCCATAGATTGGAGCAGAAATTGCTGTCCATGCTTGTGTAGCTGAACTATATTTCTTAACTCTCCAACGAGCACCATTTCCTGGCTCTGTAGTTTTAATCCATACAGAACCTGTTGGATATCCTTGTTTTGTTGAAGGATTATCTGTTCTCTTAAATGTTGGAACAGAAGTGTGTGGAGCGTGAACTAGTTTTGGTTGTAGGTATGTACCTGTTGCAATTCCTAGATCAGTTAGAACGGTTCCCGAACCTGTTGCAATTACAATAGCACCACTTAGTGTTGAATCGCCTGCTGTATCTGTAGAACCATCTGAGTATAGATATAATCTGCTGTTTGCTACTTTAGCACTCACACCAGTAATGCCTAAGCCGTTAATATAACTTGCTGTTGCTGATAATCTTGCACTTACGCTGCCGCCTGATTGAACTGCAACTGATGTTCCATTGATTAAGAATGTATCTGCTGCTGTTAACGCTGTCACGGCGCCACCGCTAACGGTTGGCCAACTTGCTGCCCAGTCATTGCTGCCTACTAAAACCCAGCTACCGGCTGTTACACCAGCACCGCTGTTTCCAGGAGTCTTAAAGTATACTGCTGCTGGACCTGTTGATACTGCAACTACGGCATAATCTCCAATAGAACCAACTGATGCTAAAGGAACATCTGAACCGTCTAATTTTGATGTATCGTCATCGGATAAAACAATTGGAGTTTTTGCGGCAAACTTTTGTCCACCGTTTGGAACGGTTGCGCTGTTCCATTCTTGAATACCCCATGTTGTATTTTGTGTGTCTAGCCACCATGCGCCGTCTGTTGGATTTGCTCCCGGGGCGTCTGCTGTTGCTTCTAGTTGATCAAGATCTATGTCTGCTCTTACAATGAAAGCTGCGTTCGATGCGCTTAGATAGCTATATGCTGCTAGTAGACCGTATTCGTTACGCTCTCCGCCATGGATTGGTGATCCACTGGCTGTCTTTTCAAAGAACGGAACACCAAATGTATCTACCAAATCTTTCTGGCTTGTCATCTTATAAGCCTTACCAGCATTTGCTTTTAATGTTCCAGCAGCGGTGCCTGTGCCTGCTGCATTTGTTTTATTCTGTCCTGTGGCCACAACGATAAGCGGAGTTGTACCTGGTTCTGCAGGTGTGTAAAAACTCTCGTCAATTACCGTTACTTGTACGCCTGGTGATGTTAGTGCCATTCCCTATTCTCCTGGTAATAGTTTTACTCAAAGTATTTAGCGGTAAAAGGTAAAAATACCTTCTTATAACATCAGAAAAAGGGGAAGAAAAGGTGTAAATATTTTTATGAGACCACTTTGTAAGGCCTGTAATGAACGGCCTAGAGCATTAAATTATTATAAAGGTAAAAAACCTTATTATAGAACGCTCTGCGAAGCGTGTCTAGCTCACGGGTCTAAAGCACATATACCTCGTTGGAAACGTGCTGGATACAAAATGAAATCGCAATGCGAAAAATGCGGATTTAAAAGTCCGCATTCTGAAGTATTTAGAGTATTTCACGTAGACGGCAATTTAGATAACTGCCGTCCTAGTAATCTAAAAACAATATGTTGTAATTGTTCTCAAGTTTTAAGCAAAGAGGGCATTACTTGGCGTCAAGGAGATTTGGTCTCTGACTACTAATTCTGTCTGCTTAAATAGATCATCGATAGTTCCGTTATTATCTATAAAATGATCAAATTCTGTTCCTACCCATGCAGTTTCACTAGCATGAATTTTACGCATTTTTAATTCTTGGAACGCCCAGTTATGTCCTTGATTAGCGGCTAACGCTATATCATACCATTCGGGAAGTTCTCCTCTGCGTACCCATACAATTTTACCACCCGCATTTCTAATACTGCTAATTTCGTTGGGGAAACGACAATCTGAAATTACTACATTATCCTTAGAATTACGAAGTTTATTTTCTAATGATGCTATCCAAATATCATCATGGAAGCCTTTGCGGCATACCTCTGTGCCCCAATATTGAAGTACCCACCTTGGAGTAAGTGTAGGCATTGCAAGTCTTTCTGCCCACCAAGGATCAACTTGTTCGCGCCACTCTCTTGCTTCTTTGGTTCGACCTTCTAACATAGTTCGATCCCAACCAAACACAGAGCTTACTGCGTCTTTTAATGTATTAGCAAAAGACTCTCGTCTAAATTCGTGGAAATTAACTAGATAATCGGCAATAGTATCTTTGCCCGATCCAATAAACCCGCATACACCTATAATCATAATATCCTCCAGTTAAAGGATATTATACGTGAAATTTATTTGAAGGTCAACCAGTTATCCAGGTATAACCGGAGCCGCCTGGCACCAATTTCATTAGATCTTCAGTTAACTTATCAATTTCGGCTTGCCCTTCTGTTTTGAGTGCTGCTCCGTTTAATGAGCTTCCGCCGCCAGGACCGGCAATTTGAGCAAATTTTTCACGAGCTTGTCCTAGCATCATTTTGCAGTTAGCTAAAGCATAATCTTTAATCCATTGCCCAGAATAGGTATCGGTTATGATAGAGCTATCTGGTTTTGTGTTATAGATTTGTAACATAACTGACTCATCAGTTCTTGGTCTTTGATGAATTATTAACTTTTTACTCTGCGGATGCCAAGTAAAATTAATAAATGCTCCAAACATTTTTCCTACAAGCTCTTGATATTGCGAAAAGAGTTCATAGGTTAACAAACCGCCCATATTTGTCGAGCTTAACAAATATGTATTAGTATAGGCTAAATTAAAAGGTTCAAATACCGTACCTCCGGTACCGCCTCCAGTTCTTGAACCAACGCTTCTTCTAAAAATTTGCCTAACCTGTTGTACTTCCTTAGGCAAAATATATTCGTTAACATCGGTTTTTAGCACTAAAAAGGCATAGCTTTCTTCTACAGCATTATCTGAACGCTGACGGAAAACCGCTAGGGCACGATTAAGGGCTGTTTCGTAGTGGATTGGGTCTAACTCTACATCAACCATGCCGTCGCCTAGCATAGCTTTGCAGTAGTTATAAACCTCTTGTTTTACTTGATCAGTTGAGCTCATGCTTGTATTTATCGTAGCGGTAAATATATGACTATGCCAAGACTTTCGCTATATCGTCCCGAAAAGGGCAACGACTACAAATTCATTGATAAAACCGTCTGGGAAATGTTCCAAGTTGGCGGTACAGATGTGCTTGTTCACAAGTATTTAGGGCCCGGTAGTTCTGTACAAGGAGATAATCCTAGTACTCCTACTTACGGAACCGATTCTGTGTCAAATATTCAAGATCTTTTATTTTTAGAAAATCGTGACCGAAAATATGATCCTGATGTTTATATTTTAAGAGGCGTATATAACCTGCAAGACATTGATTTTAATCTAAGTCAATTTGGTTTGTTCTTGCAAAATGATACAATTTTTATAACGTTTCATATTAATGATACCGTAGAAAAACTTGGTAGAAAAATTATATCAGGCGATGTGTTAGAATTGCCTCATTTAAAAGACGAATATGCACTTAACGATTTTAACTTTGCGTTAAAACGTTTTTATGTTATTGAAGAAGTTAGTCGTGCTGCGGAAGGTTTTTCAGTAACTTGGTATCCACATTTATATCGTGCTAAATGCAAACCTCTAGTAGATAGTCAAGAGTTTAAACAAATTCTTGACGGCGTTGCAGGTGAAGGTACAAACCAAACATTACGCGACATTATGTCAACTTATGAAAAAGAAATGCAGATTACACAAGCAGTTCTTGACCAAGCTGAAGCAGATGCACCAAAGAGCGGATATGACACAAGCAAGTTTTATACTTTGCAGAAAAATTTAACTACAGGCGAAACTGAGCTAGTTACATCGGATAACACACAATTAAATGTTTCTTTTGAAACTCAAGCCACTGATGAGACTGGAGATCCGTTGTTTGACGAGAACGGAGATCCAATTTATGTAGGTGCAACTGCTTCAACAATTTATAAGACTCCGGAATGGGAAGACTATGGCGGTTATATCACCGGTGACGGAATTCCTCCGAACGGAACACCGTTCTCAAGTGGTATTGCGTTTCCTTTAAATCCTGCAGAAGGACAATTTCATTTACGTACTGATTATTTTCCAAATAGATTGTTTAGATTTAACGGAGCACGATGGGTTAAATTTGAGGATAATATACGCATGACTATGAGCAATCTAGGTCCTTCCGATACAGAAATTGGCGCTACATTTGAAGGCAAGGATGATCGCAAGACGCAGAAGACTGGATTTATTAATAATGAAACGGTTAATAAGATCAATAATAAAATGATCAAAGAAAGACAGAGTTTAAGTAAAGCTCTAAGACCAAAGGCGGATGAATAATGGACTTCTTTTATGATGGGCAGATAAGACGCTATGTGACTCAGTTCATGCGCTTTTTTATTGGATTCAAGTATAAGGCCGGTGACGGCGAAGAACGCCATGTGCCAGTAATGTACGGTGATTTAACACGTCAAGTAGCTTCTATTATTAGAGATAACTCTGAAAATAAAATGCCTACCGTACCAAGAATTGCTTGTTATATTACAGGTCTAGAGCTTGACATGACTAGACTAAGCGATGCTACCTTTGTAAGTAAAATCAATATTAGAGAAAGAAAATATTCAGACTTTGATGAAGCAGGTGATCCTATATATGAAAGTACTCAAGGTGGTCATTATACTATAGAACGTTTAATGCCAACTCCGTATAAGTTAAGCATGAAAGCAGATATATGGACTTCAAACACTGATCAAAAATTGCAATTGTTAGAACAAATTCTTGTTTTCTTTAATCCAAGTTTCGAAATTCAAACCACTGATAACTTTGTTGATTGGACTAGTCTTAGTGTTGTAAATTTAAAAAATTTAACGTTTAGTTCTAGAACAATTCCGCAAGCAGCAGAAAGCGATATTGATATTTGTAGTATAGAATTTGATATGCCTATCTTTATTACAGCTCCTGCTAAAGTTAAAAAACTTGGAGTTGTTAAAAACATTGTTACTAATATCTTTACTGAAGACGGTGATGTGCTAGGACTTGAAGACTTAACAATGGACCTTGGAAAAGCCGGTACTCAGTTATTTAGAACCTATGATCAATACGGTGTCTTGTTATTAAAAAGTAATAACGGTCAATCCAATGACTACGATTTATCTATTTTAGACGTTTATGAAGCCGTTCAGGCTGCAGGCCTTGATGTTCCAGTAAAATATGGAGATAGATTAGATTGGAATCTTGTGTTAGAACATCACGGTGGTTATACTCCGGGATTAAGTATGGTCTACTTCTTACAGCCTAACGGTAATGAAATTCGAGGAACATTTACAATTAATCAGATAGATCCAACATATCTTGTTGTAACAATTGAAGATAAACCTTCAAATACATCGATTCCCGGACCAGCAAGATCAAATAATAGTTGGACAACAATAGATGCAATTATCGATCCTTATAAATTTAATCCAATCGAAGTGTTTGGTTCTGCATCGTTAATAACTCCTGGTATTAGATATTTGATGCTAGAAGATGTAAACCCTAGTGAAAATAGAGGCGGAGTAATGCAATATGGCCAAAGTCCTGCAGACGGAAGCAGCGGAGATCCTTACGACGGTCCAGATGGATGGAAAGATGTAAACGGATATGACCTATATCTTAAAGCAAATTCTATTATTGAATGGGATGGTACTACATGGGTAACCGTTTTTGATCCAGCTGCGGCTACTGAACTAACATATGTTACCAATTTAAAAACAGGTATTCAATATAAATGGGATTTAGAGCAGTGGCTCAAATCATTCGAAGGCGAATATGCTGCCGGAACGTGGAGATTTAACCTCGACGGAGAATAAGTAAAGGTATGCAACAGCGTGCCGGACTACTATTTCTTGCCAAAAAAACAGAACGGATTTTGTTAATCTTAGAAGATTACAAATGGACCGTTCCTACTTTTCCAAGACAAAATACTTTATTAGAAGATGCCCAGGGTCTTTTAAGAGATTATTCTCAGGGTAGAATATTACCTATTGAATTATATCTTAGCGAAGATAAGGGGTTTGAATACGGCACTTATGTTTGTTTAGTTGAAGAAGAATTTTTAACAAGGGCTAGCCCAACAATATGTTGGAGCAGCATCGAATACTTGCCTAAAAATCTTCATAATGGTTTAAAAACCACACTAAATAATCAGCTTATTAAAACAAAAATTGAAACTATATTGGTCTTAGAAAATGATGAAAATACAAAATAGCGAACGCTTCAAACAGGAATATCAAAAATTTCAAGAAAGAATTTCTTTGGTAACTGATTCTGATCTACAGAAAAAAATGATCGACATGCTATTGACGATCAAATCTAGAGTTCAAGCACTTGATCAACAGCATGATCATGTCTTTTTAACAGGCAAGGTTCCTAATGACATTACTGAAACTAGAAACGATCTAACCCAAGTAAGACGTGAGTTAGATCGTATGTTGACTAGTTGGGAATCTTCGATTAAGCCTGTGCCTCACCCCAACGAAGAATAATTGATCCTGGCGTTGCGGTTCCTGTAACCTTATACACGTTAATAGCTAGTACGTCTGGCCCGTTCGGGAACGCACCTCTACCACCAATAGCTGTAGTTGTTAATTCTTTAAGTTCAGTTAATGATATAGCTGTAGTGTTTCCTGGGTTAGCAACGAACGAGAATACCTGTTCACCCGGTAGCGCATACTGCGGATCACCAAACTGGAATGTAACCGTACCTGCTGCACTAATAGTTGCACTAGAAGTTTGTGTAAATGTAACACGCTGTACAATTGTTGTTCCTAATTGTCTTGATGTTACTGAACCTACAGAAGTACCAGCTGGGAATTGTGTATAGCTGGTTGCAATACGAGTTCCTACCGATGCACTTGATGCATTCCAAGTTGCTGATGTAAAGAACAAATAGTTAGTATTTGAGTAAGATGCTGCTGTACCTGCTGCCTGCACCGTTGTTGTTATGTTAGTGTTACCGGGAGATAAAGCATTACCATTGGCACTCATAACAATACGAGTATAAGCAGTTCCTGCAATAGTTACATATGAAGTAGTAACACTTGCTACGGTTTGACTACTAATAACATAAGTTGTAGCACTTAAAATATCACCAACTTGAAGTTTTGATGCGGTATAATCTGCATTGGTTATTAAGAAATCGTTTCTAGCATTACTAAATGCACTAGCATAAGAAATAGATGCTGCGCTAGAAACGGTTATTGATATATTAGAACTTGCCGGACTGGTTGCGTTTGCACCAGAACTCATATCAATCCTAGTATAAATTGTTCCTAAATATCCTCTAGTAATACCGGATATAGATTGGCCACCGGTAATGTATGTTGCCGCTGCTAGTCGATCGCCAACACGTAATGGTGTTGTAGATAATAATGCATCATATGCAGTATTAAGAATATAGAACGTAATGTTTCCTAACTGCAACGCATTAGCATATCCTGAAATTCCTGCAGGATTAGCAATAGCAGTAATTGTATTCGATACGGTAGTAAATCCTCTAGCACTAATTGTTGTAGTTAATGCTCCTTGAACGGTAGCTGTTGTTGTAAACGGTGCAACACCACCCCAGTTAATAGAACCACCAAGTGCAATTTGTGCGAAGCTTGGTTGTCCACCAGATGCAGCACTGGATAAACCAGTCCAGGTAATCTTGGTAGGATCTGTTGGATAATTTCTTGGGTTTAAAATACCTTCAACAACAATAGCACCCGTACCAGAGTCAGCAGTTAACGCAATTTCATTTAAGAGTAACTGCGCTCTGTTTAGCAGATCGCGTTCACCTAAATCTCCAACAATAGCGTTAGAAACTGAAGGCGCTAGTCGAATCATAAATGCTGTTTGTTTTGATGTTGTAAAACTCAAACCAGTTGACGCATAGTTAAAAATGTAACCGCGGTCTGTATCAAACATACCGTCAGTTAGTAAAGCTGAACCCCAGTGACTAATTGTTGGGGTTGTTGTACAACTAATTAATTGAACTCCTGCATTTACTAAATGTGCTGCGGCTGTTCCTGCCGAGAAAGTTCTGTTTTGGCCTGCTGTAAAGGCTAAGAAAGAAGCATTTCTTGTACATCCTAGTAGTCTATTTCCAGATTTTCCAGAGTAAGAAATTAATTCGTTATCAACATATACGGTTCCAGTTGTTGGGAATCTTGATGCATCTGTAAGATCCATATAGTTTTGACCGGAATTCATAGCTGCTGATAATTTGCTAACTGCTGATCTATTTTCAACTTCGTAGCGCACAGGCAAGTTAGCAGTACGCATATACGCTTCGGTATTTACGTTAGAGTTTCTTACCTTATGTAAGAATACAAATCTACCATCAGCTCCACGAAGCATCCATTCTACAAAACCAGCAGCATACCATGAGTATTGCATACCTAACATCTGCATACGCCATGGTAACATTTCGTAACCACTTGGTCCTGTTCCGTCAATAGGATCAATGTTCCAGTCACGTTGAGGAATATACAATTCTGTAGTTACACAGACTCTTGCTCCTGTAATAGAGTTTGCGCCGCGCCAGTCTGGAGCCATAGTCATTGATGTTTGACTTGCTATACTTGTTACAATATGGCTCATCCCACGAATAACAATTTTGTCTCCAACTTTTAATTGATCTTGGAACCTAGTATTTGTACCAGTTACGGTATTGCTGTCTAGTGTAATTGAAACGGTTCCTGTTAATTGGTTTGTACTTGATCGACGAACCAACGCCATTTCTTGACCATCGTATTGATAGAATAAACCGTTTTGCTCATCAAATGCACCAATACGAACGGTTGATCCGTGCCAGCGTTTTAAAAGAACTTTGGCATCAGGTCCTAGTGTACCTGTGGTTGATGACAATGGTGCATTTGATCTAACACGGAATCTACGTGCATCAACAATACTTTCAACGGTATAGTCACCATTAAATTCAAAATCTACCATACCAATAACTTCAATTTCTGCACCTGGTTGTAGTCCGTGGTCGTTGTCGTCACAGGTAAATGTAATATAACTATTAATTACCGTGTCAGCTGCTGTAGCAGAGGCAAGTGTATAACTTGGTGCAAACAAACCACCGGTGGTATACATAATACCTTTACCAGATTGGTAACGAATGTATTTTTTACTTTGACGAATTGCCTGTGCACCGTGACTTGGATTACCAGTACCTAGCTGAACACCGCCGTCAAATGGTCTATGTGTAAAGAAAGTATCTGGACGAGCGTATAATACTCCGGTTAGTGCAGATGCTGAGGTATCGATTGTACCTGTTGTTCTAGCAGGAAATCTAATTTGAGTTGGTGTTGGAACTTGTGTTACTACATGAGGACCAGTTGCTAGTTGATGATTAGCTGATAACAAATCAATACTCATGGCGCTTGTACCGTTACCTACTACGGCAAATCTACCAATACCTAAATATGTGGTATAGGCAATTTCTTCCCAAGTTGCTGTTCCTGTTGTAGTTCTTTCAGTAAATGAACCAGTTTCACCTGTAAATGATGTAAGTGCGCTGGTAGCACCGTCTGCAATAACAACAAAGTTGCTGTCACCGTAGGTACAATTATTCCAGTTTGCTCCAGAAGGTAATGTAACCGAAGTCCATGTTGTTCCAGTTGTTGAATAAGCTGCGGTTGCTGATCCTCTTGCTACTGCAAAGAATCTATTGTATCCGTAAGTTATTGAGCTCCATGTTGCTGAAGCAGGCAATGCTCCTGTAGCTGTCCATGTTAGTCCGTTATCAGCGGAATATGCTGCGGCTGTGCCGCCTGAAGCAATTGCCACAAAGTATGCTGACGATCCAATTAATCCTGCAGATACATCAGTCCATGTTGTCGAACTTGGTAATGCACCACCTGCTATCCAAGTTGCACCGTCTATCGAATATGCGGTTGCTGTGCCACCTGAAACAATTGCTACAAAATATCCTCCATAGAATGATACTGATGACCAAGATCCGGAAGATGGCATTGTTGCAGCAGTCCATGTTGTGCCGCCGTTAGTAGAAAATGCTGCGGCTGTGCCTCCACTGGCAATTGCTACAAATACATCATTTGCACCAATGGTTCCTGCGGCTGTTGCAACCCAATTTCCGCTCGAAGGCAACGCTCCGCCTGCGCTCCATGATTGTCCATCTGTTGATCTTGCGGTGTTTGCAGAAGAACTACCTGTTGCAATGAACACGCCATTAAGAGCTGAAGTGCTTGACCATGTAATTGAAGTTGGTAACGTTCTTGCTGTAGCAGTAAATCCCGGTGCTGGCTGTGATGAAATACTTGTTAAAATTGTAGTGCCTGGCAATAATCCGTGATTACTTGCAAAATCAACCTGAACGGTTGCAATAGCACCAACACTTAATGTTGTTCCGTCTGGAATTGCGCCAGTTAATGCTTCACTGATTGTTAATGTTGGATAAACAGAAACCGTATCTCCTGCATAAGGAGTACCTGATGCAGATACTGCGCCAATTGTTCCTCCACCAGCCGAGGTAACGGTTAATATACAATCATTAGTAGTCGACGATCCATCTAAACTTGAACCAGAAATTAAAATTCTATTTCCTACATTATAACCTGATCCACCTGCACCTACACCAGCACTAACTACCGCTGAATAAACACCATCTGTTCTTGTAACATCAAATATTGCGCCTACGCCTGATACAAGTTCATTTGTAGCTGAAGTAATGTTATAACTAGCATCGCCTGTTGCACCAACGGGTGTTCCAATAAGTGTGTAGTCAACAATGCCGCCGGCAGTGACTCCATCTACACTAATTGTAATATCGTTATCTGGGCTTACACCGCCTAGGTCTGTTCCTGCCCATGTTACAAAATCTCCTTGAGCGTAATTATTACCCGGTGTTGAGAGAGTAATCTGATAAGCACCAGTACCACCTGTTCTTACAACATTAATTTGAGCACCATTACCTGCGCCAGTTGTTGAAGATTGATTAATTGCAGTATATGTACCGCCGCCTGATATTCCTGTTCCAGAATATGTAAATCCAGTAACACCTCCCTGACTATCTACACTAGATACGGTAACAATAATATCGTTGTCTGGGCTTGTGCCGCCTAGCGATGTTCCGAGAATTACAATTCTGTCTCCAACAACATATCCGTCTCCGTTAATTGTACTATCGCCTAAGTCAGTTACGGTATAGACACCACCGGATCTTGAAACAGCAAAATGAGCATTTGCTCCTGTGCTTTGAATATTTGTTCCGGTAACTGCAAGGTTAGATCCGTTAGCACCTAATTTAGTTAAGCCTAAGGCTGCGGATAAGTCTACTTGATTTCCGCCAATTGCATTAATAACTAACGCTGCACCAGAACCACTTGAAATAACCATGCCCTGTTGAACGCCTGTTAAATCAACTAATTCAATTGATGTGTCTGCAGGAGTTGTACTTTCTTTATATCTTGCAGTAACCGTTCCAGAACCAATAACACCAGATACAGATGTACCCGCAGCAATATTTGGAGATCCTGAAATTGGTGATCCAATGGTTGGACTAGTTCCGTTGAACGCTATTTGATATGATCCAGATGCTGTTGTAAATTTTGAGCTTACACTTAGGGTTGATCCGTTGCTATACACAGAAAACGTTGGTTGTCCAATTGATGCTCCGGTATAAAAACCTGCTTGTCTAATCTGAGCAAAACTTGTAAACAGACTTTCTCCGTTAGTTGTTCCTACTTTAGCACTTGCATAATATGTAAATGACACAGAACTCGGTACACTATAAACTAAGAATGAACCTTCTGCACGAGCAAAACCGCTAACATTCGAACTAAGACCTTTTACCGTAATAGGTTGTTGTACGCTAAAACCGTGAGCTCCGGTTGTTGTTACCGTAATTAAAGAAGAACCAAAATAACCAGTATTAATTGATGCATCTGTGGTTATAGCTGAAACACTTAGGTCAGTTCCAGGCACTTCGTAAATAGAAGGATACATTCGAATTAAACCTAGTGCCTGCCATTTAGTAGGTTGTAATCCGTACTCAAAGTCAGCGTCAAGCATGGCCTGCGGAGCAGCAACACGCATACGTTCAATAGCATCTGTACCAAATTGCCAAGGTCTAATTGTTTGGTATTCTTCTTCAACAAATATTTGTAGATTTGCCGATGATGTTAAATTTGATGTATCGTGAGACAAATAAATTGTAGTGATAGTATCAGTTGTTTGAAACCATGTTCTAAAATCAACATCACTTAATAAGTTACCGTCACCGCTAGAACGTCCTTGTTTATATTCTACAGATAATGTTTCTGTGGCGTCGGCAAAATTATAGATAATTTCACCGTCGTCTACATTAGTAATTAACAATAATTCATCTGGTGTAAATTTTCCTAATAGTCTAATAGAACTTACACCTGGAATCTTCGATGGCATTGCAGGAATACCGTCCTCGATAACCGAGCTGAATACATTCCATAATGCTGTATTGGCAGAATCTGCTCCTTCTTCGGCAGGTGCAGAAGGATATTTAATTTGAACGGTTACATTACCATATGATGGTGCAACCGTTTGATTTGTAAAAATATAATCATTAATAACATCTCTTAGATATTGTTGACCTGTTATCTCTGGGCTAACATCGCCTCGAATTTGAGGTTCGCCGTTAATCCAAAAATAATCTGCAACTTGACGACATTTAACATTCCCGCCATATCTTAAATCGTGTATTATCGAATCAATAAAATATCCAACGTCTCTAAAACATTTGTCTGATGCATAAGAGTAACCAGAGTAAGGTGCAATATTATTAGTAATTTGATTATTAATAAACGCAACTACTTGATTTTGTAAAAATGTTTTATTTGCTGTTAGTAATGCTACCGCATTAGGAAACAGGTTATCATTTTTACTAATCCCCGGTTCAAAAATATATTTTTTTATCTGTCGTTTTGCCATTTAATTTTCCTTATGCTCCAAATGCAATTGCAAAAGCAGTTACACGAGAGTCTACGTAATCTTTTCTTGTTGCATGATTATTTGCAGTAGGAGATGCACCCAATGTTACTACTCCTGTTATAGCAGTAGTTCCAGATACTTCTAAATCTTCTACGCTTGCTATACCCTGCACGGTTAGTTCTCCGGAACTATCTCCGGGACCAATGTTTACTGATTTAAAATTTGCGTCGGCTGGTTCTCTTAACCCAATATCAATATTGTCTATTGAGCCAACATCATTGGCACTTTGTATAAAAACGTTTCCGTTAACAATATTGATATAAGGAGTTGATCCTTGTGCGACCGTAAAATCGCCGTCAATATTTAAAAATTCAAGTGTTCCTACACGAGTTAGATAGCTGTATCTAATAATTTCAGAAAGAGAAATTGTTGAGTCAGATGCATCAATAACTGGGATTCCGTTAATTTCAAAATCACCGGTTGTACTAATGTTTCCAGATACGGTAATTGAGCCGGTTACGATTAGGTCCCCCAGTTCATTGACTAGAAAACCCGGGCTTTTAAAGCCGCTTTTTGATTCAAATGGTATGTAAGTTACTGACATAAAGCCCTCGCTATCCCCCCGACTTCAACTGCTACAAAGACTATGTGTATTTATACGCAGCTTGATTAAACTCTTGTAAGGTCGTTTAGGCTGTAAAAATAAGTGGCACTAAAAATCAACTTACCGCCTAATAAAAGGCTGGAATTGTCGTAAGTAGAACCGTCTGGACTAGACGCTGGCTGCGCCTTTAACTGAAGTTTTGACTCTGAAATTGTAGCTGTAATTTCCACTAAATTTTCGTTGATATTAGTTCTGCCGTAGATTGTAATATCTGCTTTACCCGATCCTGCAACCACCAAACATTTAATCATTTCTTTTCTAATATTGCTAACATCAACAACAATAGTGTACTCTGCCGCGGCAAAATCCCCAACATACCATTCGTCAATTAGGGTATCTGACGTAACTGGTATCCAAGGTCCTTTGTAGGAGAAATTAACTCCGTTTTGTAATCTTAGAGTATTTTTTAAACCACGTAGAAAGTATTTTGCAAAATTTAGCATAGTAGTGTATTTATCAGATAGTAAAAAAGCCCCTTTCGGGGCTTTGTTTATTTGTTAGCAATTTTAACTAGTTTGCCATATTCTGGCAAATATAGATACTCAATTTCGGACTGCTGTAAGGTCCACAAAGCATCTTCTAGTGTTTCGACTAACGGTTCACCGCCCAAGTTAAAGCTAGTATTGAATAAAATAGGAATTCCTGTTTCTTCTTTAAATGCTTTAATTAGATTATAATAGTGTGTATTTTGCTCTTCTGTAACCGTTTGGATTCGACAAGTTCCGTCTACGTGAATAATACTTGGAATCTTTTCAGCAACTCCCGGTTGACAATTTACAGCATACATCATAAATGGGCTATCTTTCATCCCTCGAAGATCAAACCACTCGTGTACATCATCTTGTAAAATTGTACCAGCAAATGGTCGGAAATATTCACGACGCTTAACCGTATTGACAAAATCCTTACCATCTTCAAATGTTGGATCAAAGAGTACTGAACGATTTCCTAGGGCACGTGGACCGTTTTCCGAGCGTCCTTGGAAAATTGTAACAATATTTTTGTCACGTAACAGCTTAACAATATCTTTGTGTGTAGCGTCAGTAAGTTCTCCACCAAAATCTTCAACTTGTTTTTTAATTTCTTCGTTGGTGTAAGATTGTGGTGGTCCGAGATAAAGTGTTGTACCTGGACGAATAGTTTCGTCATCTTGCATACCGTACCAGAACATGAGTGCTGCACCGATAGCAGTTCCAGCATCATTACTAATTGGTTCTACATAAATTTCAATACCGTCATTTTTTAGTGCTTCTAGGTAATGATAATTTGCTACACAATTAAGACCATATCCGCCGCTGATCACAACACGATTTTTTCCGCTTTTTTCAACAGCTTTTCTAATTAATTTTACTACTTGTTCTTGAGTTTGTGTTTGAACAGCATATGCTAAGTCTCGACGACTTTGCAGATACGTAACATCATCGGTTGGGTCTGCTGGGTACTCGTCAAGTTCGTCAAATAGTTGAGCATTAACCATTCCACTCATTGGATATTTTGGAACAATCACGTTTCTGTCTGTCAATGGAATCCGTGATCTTTCATCAAATAATGGAGGAATTTTATCATTTGGTTTACCATACGGGAACAATCCCATGGTTTTGCCTGCTTCAATTGCAGAAAATCCACAATACTCAGTTACTGCTTCATAGGCCTTAACAATACCTGCATGATCAGTAATCCATGCTTCATGGGTATCACCGTCTTCTCCTATTGCATTACTTGGAAATTCTGGCGCATAATTAGCGGCTACTGCATCTCTTGCACCATAATGCTTATACAATGTTTTAAAATTTGCAGGATAATCGCAATCAACAATAGATTCGACTTCCCAAACCCAAATTCCGTTATCCCCGTAACTCATTGGATAAAATGTTCCTGCACCGTCAACAACTAACGAAACGGCATCTTTCCAACCCGAACGATAAAATGCGCAGGCTGCGTGTAGTTTGTGGTGCATAAAACTTAGGTCAATAACCTGAGGATGGCGATGCAGGTCGGGAACTTTACGATTAATCAAACCTAATTTTCTTGCTAGGCCTGTATAAACGTCATCGCCTGTATAATCAACTTTACCTGCTGTTTCATACAAGTTCTGAGTATGTGCAATAATCAAATAATCTAACTTATCTGTGTATTCTAAAATCTTTACCATTGAAGCAAACGGACCGCCATCGTATTTTTGACGACTTAGACGTTCTTCTTCAATGCTAAAAACAATTTCTCCATCTTTTAAAAGACACACTCCTGAGTTATGTCCTCGTGCAATAGCAGCAATCCAAACTGGTTTATCTGATTTACTAATTGATTTTACGGTCATTCTTTTTTCCCTAATACGTGATTTACTACTAGTGTAGTTATGTCTTCGTTCATAGACATAATGTTTTCGTTTGATCTATTAATTCTTTCATCTGGGAAGATTCTAATAGGATCGTATTCTCTGTTTACTTCTCCCATATCTAAAATATCAAAGTCAGGGCAGTTAGGGAACGATACGTTAATAGGGAAAGTCCCGCCAGTTACTACAACTGCTTCTTTATTCATAGAATATGCTAAATGCTGGCCCAAGCTATCGCAACCTAAAAACTTATCTGCATATTTGATAACTGCGGCCCACACTCTAATGTTTACATTTTCTGGTACAGCAACTTCGTCTTTAAGTTTTGCATCAGAAAAATCAACTTTAAATTCGCTCATCATAATAACACCAAAGTCATTATTTTGCAATTTTTTAACAATTGATTTAACATCACGTAATTCAAAACTTCTTGAAGTTCTGTCAATTAGTGTTTCGTCGATGTATTCAATACCACGACCAAAAGGTTGAAACACAACTACTTTTTCTTTTTTAAGTTTTTTCTTAACATCACTGACCATTTGTCGGCCATATAGCATTTCTTCTTTGCTTAGACGCAGGGTTGGTCTAGGAAGATCTCTAATACCTTTATTGTTAACTTGAATGTCAAACGCTTGTGCAATTGAACATTGTTGATTGTAATATTCCCAAATTCTATATGGTTCTGTGGTAACAATTTCGCGATCTTTTAAATAATCTTTAAAAAGATTTTTATGCCATACATCGTATGTTCTATTATCAAGGGTAGGATGACCCTTAAAAATATCTGTTCCACCTTCGCAGACAATAATAAAATCTTTATCGTCTGATTCTTTTTCATATAGTTCAAAAGCAGGAATAGATGCAATCATTCTACCTGCTCCACCGTTAATAAAAAATGCTTTGGATCTGCTCATTTAAACTCCAAAAAAATAGCCTTGTACTTCATTATATAGTCATATAACGAAAAGCACAAGGCTAATCTTGGTTTAAATTTTAATTATAGAGCAGGTTGAATTGGATAAGGAATTTTCCAATGATCTACGCCAGCATACTTTGTTTCAATTGTTCTTAAAAACTCAGCATGTTGCTCAATCTTTTCTAGCTGTTCTGGCAAATAGTTACCTGAACTTGCAGCTTCCTCAAAAGTTTTTAATTGAGACTTTTGAGATTCAAAGAACGAAGCTCTAGTGATAGCATGGTTTCTATATCTTGGCATTATCCAAGAACTAGTTGCTGCATCCCATTTTGCATCGTTGGTGTAAAATGGTTGTGTGCAACAGCCGTGCTCGTCATCATAATGATATTCGTACTTTTCACCTGTTGGAAGTGTTTCTACATAGTTTGGTACAGGACTTTGCTCATATTCGTGAGTAATATAAGATGCTAAAAATGGATTTTGATCAGCGTCGAGTACAACTTGAATATGACCCTCTGGGTCTAGATTCTCTTGAGCAATTTTCCATTTTTCTAATGCTTCTAAGGTTTCTTCACCTTCGTCCCAAGCAAACACAGCACCCGTAGCTTTTACTACTCTGATGAGCAGATATCTAGGGCCTGTATAAACACAATCAACCGTTCTGTTTAATTTTGTTGTGGTCTTGTATGGCTCATCTGGCAATACTGCTTTAAATGCTTTTCTCATGTTTTTAATCCTTAGGTATAAAGTTAATTCTAACTGCACCCATGCCGCCTCTCCAACCGTTATCTCTAACGTCACCGCATGGTGTTGCTGGATGTCCGCCTATGCCAATTGGCCAAAATGGTTGACAACCTTGTACATCGTAGCATCCGCACGATCTAATTGTAGTATAACAAGTAGTCCATGGAATACCTCTAACTGGGCTTCGACTCATGCCGTTAAGTGCATTAATAAACTGGTGATATCCCATTCCTGACCATTCAGAGAATCCATTATCACCTTCTGTTCCGTATGAAACAACGCCACCATCGCAGGCAAATAGTCCTGGAGGAACAGCTACGTGGTAATGAGTTGAACATGGGCAGTTACCATAACCAGTCCAGAATGTTACACAGCTAAATCCGCCGCGTTTATTAATATCTCCGCCGTAGGCTTCTGCACAACAGCTACCAGTTCCTGATCCATAATTACAAATAATACCACAACATCCGTTTGAATAGTTGGTATTACAGAAATTACCTGCTACAAAGCAACAGAACATAACGCCGGATGGGTTACAGAATGTTGTGCCTCCACGGCCGCCTTGTGTACAAATACATCCGTTAGTTGCTGCACCAGTTAATGGAACACGGCCAAACCAGCATAAGCAGGTTGCTTCTGAACAACCACGGAAACATAGTGTATCAGCATTGTTACAGCTCTTTCCAATGTATCCACAGACATAACAGCCTGCAACTACGCAGAAACATTTTCTTGCCCATGCTCCTGGATTTCCTGGAACACCGTGTCCACAGCAGCACATACGTGCTCCTGAACCACCAGCACCCCAAACGTCCATGATAACACGACCTGTTTGGCAGGCTACCCAGCAAAATCCGTTTACATAGTTATTGTATTCAGCTGACGGTGTATAAAACCAAATTTGTCCTTTTTCAAGATTTGATTCATCCCATTCAATTTGGTTTAATTTATTTTCTACTAATGTTTTTAAGGTAGCCATATTAGTACGCATTGCCTCCGTCAGTTGGAATGTATTTAATTCTTACCATACCCATACCACCTCTCATAGCATGGTCACGAACACCCGGACATGGGTGAGGTGCTGCACCAGGTACTCCGTAAGGAACATAATGCATACATCCTTCCATTTCGTAGCATCCGCAAGCACGGTCTGAACGCCAGCAACGAATATTTACTAGGTGTCCAGGTTGTCTAGATAAACCAGTTAATCCGTTTAGGTGATGTGGTTTAGTGCTTCCTGACCAGTTAACCATTGGTGAATCATTTTCAGTTGTGTATGTATATGATCCGCCGTCGTTGGCAAAAATACCCGGAGATGTAGTAATGTGATACTGGAACATACATGTACACATTGGTAAACATCCTTGCCAGCTTACACAGCTAAATCCGCCACAGCAGTTAATATCGCCGCCGTAGCCGCAGGCTTGGAATGAAGCTGAACTGGGCCAATCACTTGGATTCCAGTTACAGATCATACCGCAAGCAGAGCGAGAAATATCACACATATTGTGTTGTGTACTTAATTTTGTTCCGCACCATGCGTTGGTTATGTAGCAAGAGTATGGTGATTTATCATCAATACAATAACTAATACCACCACGACCACCCTGAGAACATAAACAGCCATTTGATGCACCTGCTGCACAGCAAATACCCCAGTTAGCGCAGCCTTGGCCGCCATAACGTCCACATTGGCCGCCTTCAAATTGAATGCCGCCACCGGCATTGCCGTACGGATCGCCTGCCATTGGGTTTCCGCCACCTTGGCCCCATCCCCACGGATTGTTGCCTCTAAATGATTCTTGTCTATTTGGTTCTTGTCCGCCTTCCCATACAGGTTTAGGAGCACAACCAAACCAGCATACGCAGGTTGCTTCCGAACATCCTCTAAAACAAAGTGCTGAAGAGTTGTTGCATGAACGACCTACATACCCGCAAACATAGTTTGAAGGACATACACAAATACATTTTTTTACATAGGCTGCTGGGTTTCCAGGTAATCCCACACCGCAGCAACACATTTGTGCGCCTGATCCAGACGCACCCCAAATTTCAATAATTGCTTTACCGCATCCTGGTGGTTTCCAACAGAAACCATTACAGAATGATGTGTACATATTGCCGTCTGAGTAAACCCAGATACGACCTTTTTCTAAGTTATCTTCCCAGGCTAATTCACGATTACCTAATAATTGTGTTAATGTTGACATTAGTAACCGCCTCCTAGTCTTGAGCAATTCTGTTCATATATTCCAGAACCTCTATATGTTAATCTAATTGCACCGTGGCCGCCTCGTCTGCCGTGGTCACGAACGTCTGGACATGGAAACGGAGGTCCACCGGCTACACCATACGGCATATGAACTTGACAACCGTTTTGTTCATAACATCCACATGATTGAGTGCCTGAATAGCAAGTGTGCCATGGCATACCGCCACTTGGCCATTTACCTACGTTGTTAATTGCATATTGTTGATTGTAGTTACCCATTCCTGACCATTCAGAATATTCTGGGTCTGCATCGTTAATATACGATAAGTAACCACCTTGTGTACTATACACGCCAGCAGCAAAAGGAATGTAAACTTCAGTTTGGCAAGGACATGATGGATAGCAACCTTTAAAGTGTACATATCCAACGCAACCGCAGCAGTTAATGTCGCCACCGTAGCCGCAGGCAATCCATGCGCCTGGACATTGGTTACACACAATTGCGCAGTTATCGCAACCTGTTGGAGAATTATAACGTGTTGTACAGAATGTACAATATAGATAACAGCAATAAGCAGATGTTGAAGTTGAGCATATAGCAATGCCTCCACGTCCGCCTTGAGCACACATACATCCGCCGGTATAACCGCAAAGGTCTCGAGCATTACCCCATCTTAGATATGACGGGTCGCTGCATCCTGAAAAACATAAGCTGTGAGAGTTACAAGACATTGATGGACAAGCACAAATATAGCTGCCACAAAAAACTGCAATAGTCTTTTTAGAATATGCCGGAGCATTTCCTGGAAGGCCAAAGCCACAACAGCACATACGAGCGCCGCTGCCTGCTGCACCCCACATCTCAATAGTTAGTGTTCCACAACCAGGTGATGTCCAGCAGTACAACATGTCAGATCTAATACATGAATACATGCCGGTGGGTGAGACCGTCCAGACCTTGCCTTTTTCAAGATTATCCTGATTGGCTGTAATCTCTCTTGTAGATAATAGGTCTGATAATTTCATTTGTTTTCCCTAATTATGGTCCAATAAATACCCAACCAAATGTTGAGCCTGAATAAATCATTGTTACCGCAGCATTGTTAAGGTTTAAAACTAAATCTTCTGATAAGTTTTGAATTTTATTACCATTTCTGCCAATGGTTACGTTGTTAGTAGCAAAGTTTCCTGCTACGTCAATAATTTGAATTGTATCACCTACTGATGGTGATGCTGGTAAAGTAAGAGTAAAAGCTGTTGATGTTGCATCAGCAAAAATTCTTTCTCCAGAATTCAATGTTGTTGATGAAGTTAACGTTCTGTTAGTTACTGCATCTGTTCCGAAGGATGATACCTGTCTTCCCATTTTATGTTATCTCCTAATAATTAAGTTGTAGATGTCTCAATACCAAACGCATTCACTGATACGTTTGCATTGCTGGCATAAACAACTAAATTTTTACCAGCATTCATCATAATACCTGTTCTCTCTAGCACACCGTTTGCACCAACTTGCACATCATATTCAATGTATTCTGCGTTTGTCGGAGTCGAAGTTGCAGCTAGAGCCATTCTAATACTCACTGCTGTTGTTCCTCTATTCAAAACGTTAATTGATAGTACGGTGAAATAACCAGTTGGAACGGTATAGACTACGGTATTGGTAGCTGATGCTAACGCTGATTGTCCTAATAATCCTGTTGCCATTTATAAATTCTCCATTATTTGTTCAATAAAAAGTAGTTCAATACCAGTGGATCGCCAGCAATACCGCCTTTGAAATTCACCTTAGTATTTATGTTGATTTGAACATTCGTAGTAGTAGCGATGGTCTGACCAGCTATGTATACAACGCCCGCTGTTAGGGTGTTTACGTTCAAACTAGAACCGCCGCCACCAATTTGGCTTGTTATATATGCTTTAATAGCACGTTGAGTTGGAATAACAGAGTCCGAATCTTGTGTAAAGAACGGATCTGTTGAAAATTCAGAAATTGTTGCTCCTGAACCGCCCAATGCTACAGAACCCAGCGAAAGTTCGTTCAACCCTGCAATATTAAATGCGTCAGCATTCAATGTTGCAACACCAGTTGATTGCTCAACGTTGAATAATCCACCAACTCTAAAGTTACCGTCTTGGTCAGTACTTGTGTAGAACACACGACCGCCTTCTGAGCCAACGGTTTCGTTAGCAGGAACTGGATCTTGTAACGGCAAGTCTGGGTAATTTGTTTGTGTTTTATTACCTGTTCCCACGTCTAAGAAATCATGTCCTGTTAAACGAACCTGTGAATAACGTCTACGAATTGAAATTGCTGTTTCATGATCCGGTGCTTCGGCAGCTCCCAATGCTGGACTTAGTTGTAGAGTTGCATTGTAAGTACCGTCAGTATTTGGTATTAATCCAGTTACGGTAACTAGTCTATACCAAACATCGTTAATTCCTGCGATCTGAACGTTTGAACCTGCTCTTGGAACATCGGTTAGATTCTTAAATCCAACATATGAACTTACTTGATAGTTGTCAGCATATCCGTCGCCTGTTACGGTTGCAGATGCTGCGGTATAACCTGTTCCTCTATTGGTCCAAATTGGTTGACTTAATGCTCCATCTCCTACTCTAATTTCGACGGTTGCATCTGATCCTGTGTTATTAGGATCAGTGATAGTCATAGTTGGAGCACTTGAGTAACCACTACCTGGTTCGTGAATCCAAATTTCAGTAATTTGGTTATTTGTTACATAAGCTCTGGCTCTAGTCTTGGCGCCAGCAACTACGCCTTGTGCTTTTGGACTTGTTGGAGCAAGTACCATCCATTTTGGACTTCCAGAAATACTTCCTAATGCAGATGCTACGTATTCTTTAGCCACTACCGCTGTCATTGTTCCAGATGCCGCTGAAAGAACTAGGGCGGATCCGCCTTTAGATGTAGATACTGAGAATTGTGTAGTATTTGTAGATTCAACACTAATTACCCAATAGTATGTGTCATTTCTAACACCACCAAATGTAGTGCCTGTGAATCTTACACGATCATTTACACTAATATTTGCTGTTGTATCAGATGTTGTTATTAAATTTGTATTCAATACAAAATTAATGCTTGCAGCACCACTCGATGCTGTAGTTGGAAGTGCTACATTTCTATTATTTCCATAGGCCGCAGCATTCCAGTTACGTGTTGCAGGTAGTGCTGGACCTTCTACCCATGTAATACCATCTGTAGAATATGCTGTTCTTGTAGAGTTATAAGCAAAAGCTGTATAAGCTCCGCCACCATAAACAACTCTATACCAACGTGCTGCTGCACCCGGCATAGTTGCCGATGTCCATGATGTACCGTTTGATGAGTAAGCAGCCTTAGTTGAAGTTCCATTTGGTCCTCCAGCTACCGTTACAAACTTACCATTGCCATAAACTACTGAACTCCAGTAGTCTGCACTTGGCAATGTATTACCTGCGGTCCAAGTAATACCGTCTGTAGAATAAGCACTTAATTGGCTAGTTGCTGTAATACCTGTTACTACAACATAATATGCTGTTGCTCCTGGCTGACCGTATGCAATACTTGTATATTCTGTTGAGCTAGCACTAATTGTGCCGTTTAACCATGTTACCCCATCTGTTGAGTAAGCGGTTCTATTTTGTCCACCGCTAATTGCAACATATTTGCTGCCAGCATAGATCATATCTGACCACTGGCCTTGAGTTGGAATAGCGTTAGTAGTTCCTGTCCATGTTACTCCATCTGTAGATGTAGCAAGATGACGTGTATTTGCTATAACAGCAATATACTGATTAGAACCGTTATATGCAATTGCTGTATATTCCCATGAACTCGATGGTGTTGCTAGTGTAACAGATGTCCATGTTTCGCCGTCTGTACTTGAAGCAGCATATGGAGTTGCTACGTTATCGTGACCAACTGCAACAAATTTGCTGCCTGTCCAGATAACATCTTGCCAATATGCACTTGCAGGCAATGTTCTTGCAGTATATGATCCAGGATTAGTATCTTTAGCTGTTGTTGAAATTGCTAGGCTAGCATGTGAACCGTCACGTAGTGTCCACGTTACACCATCTTCAGATGTTGCTGCGTAATCACCGTACGATGTTACGTAGAATACACCGCCGCCATAGTTAATAGAACTCCACTCATATATTCCTGGAAGTGTGCTGGCTGTCCATGTTGCGCCATCAAATGAGTAAGCTGCATTTCCAGAGCTGTCTGAAATTGCCACATAACGTCCGTTACCATAAGCAACGTCAATCCAATTTGATGTAGTTGAGTCATTGTTAGCTGGTAGGCTAGTTGCTCCAACGGTCCATGTTGATCCATCTGTTGAATAAGCACTTGCTCTGCTGAAGCCGCCACCGATCATAACAAATCTATTATAACCGTATGTAACTGCTACTGCATCAACGCTCTGTGTTGAAGTTGACCATGAAGTTCCTGTTGTACTTACAGAGTAATAAGCAGAACCAGATGTTCTAGAAACAGCAACAAACTTTTGATTACCGTAGGTAACATCTGACCATGAAGCTGATGTTCCTAAACTTGCGCTAGTCCAATTAATACCATCTGTTGAGTATGCAGCACTTGTGCCACCACTTGCTACTGCTACAAAGTAACTAACTCCTGTGCTAACTTGGCCGTAGGCAATAGCGGTCCATGTTGCAGATGCTGGTAAAGTCATTGCAGTCCATGTTGATCCGTCTGCGGAATAAGCACCACTGGCTGTTCCACTAGCTATGGCTACGTATTTTGGTGTTACAGCAGTACCAGATACTGACACGCTTGTAATTCCACCACTTACACCGGATACGGTTGACACGGTGATTGTTAAATTATTAGTTGGCGTGGTACCACCTAAACTTGCACCTAAAATTGTAACGGTATCACCAACTGCATATAATACACCCGGCGAATTGATAGTTACACTATAAACTCCATTTCTTCTAGAAACATCAAATGTTGCTAGATTTCCTGAACCGCTTGTAGTTCCAGATAGTCCGGTGTAAGTTGAATAACCATCGCCAAATGCAATGTCTGTCCAGGTAGAACTTGCTGGAAGAGTTGATAATGATTTAGTAAATGCAGGTGCTGTAAATGATAGTCTTGGAGTAATAACATAAGTTGATGTTAAACTTAGCGAGCTAGCAATTGCAGTTCCTGGAACAACGTGATCCCAACCTGCTGTACCTGTTGATTCTTTATAAACGGTAGCTACTTTTGAACCAGCGTTATAAGAATTAATATAACCGTATTGTCCTGCACCTGTACCTGCTGTAATATAAACAGCCATTCCAACGTATGCAGAACTTGTTGCTGTATCTGCTGCGGCAAGTGTAATTTGAGTTGTGTTTCCTGCCTGAGCTTGGTTAGAAGCAGTGACATAACCAGTGCCGCCTGTTCCGGAGCTATCGCCTGGATCAGTTAATCTAACTTGGAACACTCCGTTATCGCGGAATTCTCCCATTCTAGTTGCTGCACTATAGCCTGCACCGGATATTGAATACGACCCTGTATGATAATCGCTACCAGCGTTTCCATATTCTAATAATAAAATATTGTTACCGTCAGTAATAACGTTTCTAATATCTGCTTCTGTTGAACGGTTATTGATTAAACCGGTAATTGGTGTTTCAGTAACATCAACGCCTTCTGCTACAGCACCATAGTCGCCGTAAGAGTTGTTACCGTTTGTTCCGCGAATTTTACCGCCGTTTTCTGCTAGATAGCCAACGTGTGCATAGTAAGTAAAGATCGAAACAAGTTCTGCACGACCTAAGTTAGTTACCCATGCGCCAATTCCATCGCTAATAACTTGAGTAAAGTCATTAGACACCATCGAATCAACACCGCCATTGTGTAATGAGCCGTCAATCTTCTGACCAACAGCCGCTGTACCAAAGGTTGTAACGTTTTGTGTATATGTTGATTTGTTAGTTACCCACACGCGGTCATCGTTTGGTCCCCAACCATAGTCTAGAGAAACATAAGAACCTGCTAATGGACGTTGTGTACCAAATTCGTTTGCTGGTAATAGGCCTGTTGCGCTTACTGGGTTAGCTCCAGGTGTTGTTCCGTCTGAGCTTCCGTCAAGGCCTAGTAATGTTTGATTTCTAACTCCACAACCGTTTCTAACTAGATACATATCTTCTAGTTTTGAACCAGTTAATGCGTTTCTGTAATAACGAGCTGCTAATGCAGATTTGTAGTTTCCTGTATATTTTAAATCGTAAGCTAGTGCTTCAACGTAATTTCTAATATCGTTTTGGCAGTAAGAGCTTAGATAGTAGAATGTCATAGTCATTGATCCAGAGGCTGCTGATAAATCAAGAGCTCCTGTCAATGATTCTGAAGTACTGATCTTAAATTGTGTTGCACTTATAATGCTATAAATGTAATATGTTGTTCCTGTTGAAACACCACCAAATGTAGTACCAGTAAATCTTACAGCATCTCCGACTTGCATCCATGCTGTGCTTGAGCAAGTTAGTTTATCATCTGAAGTTGTTGCTGTTACGGTTGCTTTGTAAGTGTTGTTGATATAAGCTGTTGCTTCTGCGGCTAAAAATTCTTTGTTTAGTAGTAGAATTTCTGCAGCATTTAACACATCTAAATCTTTTGTTGGAACATTTGTTCCAGTAACAATTGGAAGTGCTCCTGAATTTGCATATCCGATGATGTTTGAAAGTAAAATTTCTACTTGAGAAACTGCATCGCCGGCAGCAACTAGCGCAGAACGAACTCCAATAAAGTCAATAATTCTACTAGTTGCTTCTAACTGGCTAGCAAGAACAACACCAGTTGAAGAAAGGCCTCTTTGATATGCCATTCCGTTTTGAATCGATAAGAAGTTTGATCCAAACATCATATCGTAGCCTAGTGCATCTACAATATACCCAACGTCTCGTGAACATAATGTTTCGTCAAAGTCTAATGTTGCAAATTCTCTCTTAATATGTTGAACCGCATCAGTTTGAATAGATGTTTTAGCTGCTTGTAATGTTGTATTAGCGGCAGAAAGTGTTGCACTTACCCATGTTGTTTCTGGGGCAACACTAGATGGTGTTGTGCCAGTATTGATAGTGTCACGTATTTCTGTTAAACGTGTTGCTGCATAAGTACCAGCTGTTGAACTTCCTGCTGTGCCTGTTGTATCTTGAGTAGCAGCATTTCCTGTTGTCTTTGTCCAGCTACCTGTATTACCTTGTGCAATGTAAGTAATAATTGCAATTAAACGATTTTGCACAGCAATAGCAGCAGTTTTCTCGGATGAAGGTTCAACAAATGTTCCATTACTATAATATGAACGTGCAGCAATAACGGTTGCTAGGTTACCACCATACATTAAATCATAATACAATGCTTCAACAATATATCCAATGTCTCTTGTACATGCTGTTTGTCCAGATACTCCTAAACTAGTCCATAAAGAACTATAGTTTAAAACCATATATGCTGTAACTTCAGCTTGTAAAAATGATTTGTTAGCAAGAATTAATCTTGCGGCATTGTAATAACCTGAAGTATAACCATAAGTTCCGCCGGTTGGTGTTGGACGAACATAAGAATCTGCATAAGCAAGACCGTTGTTAAGAACATCTTTAATTTCTCTTGCATTGTTTACAATAGAAAGTGCAGAAGTAGATAGTCTTAATTGTTCTTGAACTTTAGCAAAGATAAAATCTACGGTTGCTAAGGTTGGAGCAAGTTGGCTATTTAAAACAACCTGTGTTGATGTGATTCCTCTTCTATATGAACTTGCGGTTTTAATAGACATATAATTAGAACCAAACAAGAAGTCATAGTATAATGCATCAATAATATATCCTGTATCTCTCTTACATAGAGTTTCATCATATGATAGAGTTGGGAAATATTCGTTAATATATTCGATTGTTTCTGTTTGAATATATGATTTTGCAGCAAGAATTTTAGCACCAGCAGTTAACAAACCTGCGGCTGGCCATGTAATATCTGGAGCAACGGTTGTTGGTGCTGTTCCAGTGTTGATTGTGTCATAAATTTCTTGAACACGAGTCTGTGCAGTTGTCGCTGCACCTGCTGAGCCAGCTGTACCTGAAGTATCTTGTGTAGATGTGTTTCCTGTAGACTTAGTCCATCCGCCAGTATTACCAGTTGCAATATTGTCAATAATGTCTTTGATTCTATTAACGGTGGCTAATAGTGCTGTTTTTTGACCTGCTGGTTCTACTAATACTCCGTTACTATAATAAGCACGAGCGGCAATTACGGTTTGTAGATTACCGCCGTATGTTAAATCGTATACAAGAGCGTCTACAATGTAGCCCATATCACGAGTACATTTTGCTTTATCTCCTGCGCTTAATGCTGTCCAAACAGCATTATAGTTTGTATTCATATATGCTGAAACTTCGTCTTGAATAAAAGACTTGTTAGCAAGAATTAAACGAGCCGCATTTAGATAGCCTGCATCTGAAGCATTGTTAGATCCGCCTGTTGGAGTTGGATATACAAATGCTGATGCATACGAATCTCCAAGTTCAATTACTTTCTTCATTTCTAAGATATTACTATCTGTGAATAAAGTAGCTGCTCCGGTGCCTGTGCCCGCTCTTTGTCCTGTTGTATTCTGTGTTTCGCTGTTTCCTGTTGTAGGTGTCACAGCAGTATTTGTAATAATATCATCAACAATAGATTGAATACGTTGAAGAGCTGATATAGATTTAGTTTTTTCA